TACACTAAGTGACGCAGGCAAGGAATGGTGGGATAACATTGAGTAAAACATTTTGCCCTTTACCGTGGACACACCTAGCAACACACCCGCATGGTAGTGTTACACTCTGTTGCGAAAGTGATATGACTAATCGTGCAAGTGAATCACAAAACTTGCCACGTGAGTTTGTTACACTGCACAACACAGAGTACGACTTTGTCAAAATTATGAATAGCGACTTGTTTAAGCAAGTTCGAAAAGACATGCTGGAAGGTAAACAGCCGGCGCCTTGTTCAAAATGCTACAAACTAGAAGCACTGGGCAACGAAAGTAAACGTATAAGAGACAGCAACCTGTTGGATCTTGATGTACGTGATGCAAGACGTATCACAGACGCAGACGGAACACTAACAGAAGTTAATTTTGAATTTATTGAACTGCGACTAGGCAACATATGTAACCTAGCATGTCGTTCGTGTAATCCGCAAAGCAGTAGTAAGTGGATACGTGATTGGGAGAAACTAAACGAACGTAAATTTGACATGCCACAGAGCATGTTTGATTGGCCCTTAGACGAACGCTTTTGGGCGAGCCTAGCAGAACACTGTAACAATACACGCAAAGTTTACATTAACGGCGGAGAGCCTTTGCTTGTAGATAAGCACATGCGTTTCTTAGAGTTTTTAATTGCTAAAGATTTGGCTAAGAATATTACACTTGTCTATAGCACAAATGCAACTATCATAAACGACAAGTATATCAACTTGTGGAAAGAATTTAAACAAGTAGAGTTTATGGTAAGTATTGACTGCTTAGAAGAACGCAATAACTATCTGCGACATCCTGCTAAGTGGGACAAAACTGTTGAAGCATTTGACTGGCTACATAGTTTAGGACACAAAAGTTATGTGCTACAAACAGTAAGCATAATGAATATTTACTATATCAAAGAATTTTGGGAGTACTTTCGTGCTAAAGATGTATACGTTTCACACAACATGGTACATCATCCAAACTACTACAGTGCAGCAAATGCACCTCAACATGCCAAACAGGCTGTGCTAGACAAAATTGCTGGTATGCCGTTCTATGACAATATAAATAATTTTCTAAGTCAAGAAGCAAATACAGCAGCATTTGAACAGTTCTTAACAGAGAACAAACGTTTAGATGTTATACGCAATCAAAGCTACGCAGAAACATTCAAGGAATGGCATGATAAACTTATACTACGATAATATAATAGAAGATGTGCCTGCTCCAAACGGAGCAAAAGAAATTACCTTAACTGATGACGCAAGACGTGTACCTCATGTTGCAAATTATAGACCAGAATCGCCTATTGCAAAATTTAATACTTTTTATTTTGTAATGAAGGCACAAAAAACTGTAGTAAAACTTCATACCGGAAAACCTAAATTTGCTAAAAATTTATTTTATCCGATCGAAATTAATCATTCAATATATGGTTGGAACAGAGATTGGACTAATTTATTATCTGCTAGAGCAAAAGCACTTATAGTAAAAAATAAAATGAGACTTTTAATACTTGCTCCTCGAATTACTGGAACAAGATATTTTATTAGAAAATTAAAAATACGTATAGACGAACTAGTTGAATCTGGCATACCAAGAAAAAATATTCATTTAGTATTAGGTGAATTAAACGATGTTTATAGAAATATGCTAGATTTAAAAACTGTTTACGGATTTGATTGGTGGCAAGTTTATTCGCAATTAATTTTTAAAGTAAAAACAGGCCAATCAAGTTTGCATTGGTTATCGCATTCTGACTTAGAGTTATTTAATGAACCTATTCCAGAATTTGATATTGATAACTGGAATCCGAAAAAAGTTTACAATTTAGTTCCTAGCGATGGCAGAGATCACGATATTGCATTACTACTAGAACTAATTGATAAAAATGCAATTAATGATGGATATTATACATTTGACAAAAGCAAGTACGATTTAAAAAGAGATTTAAAAATAGTATACATTGATCCTAGGCAATCTCATTTTGAAAAAGATAATAAAACTCGTATAATGAAACGCATCGAAGAATATGATAATAAAGACGATGTTAACTTAAATGATACAATATTTTCAATCTTATGTGAAAACCATGAAATTTCTGCAGGTACAGATTATAAACAAGAAATTAGAAGTTTAGCAACAAGTTACGAAATATGGAAATACATTTATATAGGACATCCGTTTGCAGTATTAGGATGTGCAGATATAATTGCTTACTTAAATAATCAAGGATATTTTACATTCAATCAAATGATTAGTCAAAAATACGACAGCATCTATTATCCTGCTAAACGATCTAAAGAAATTGTTAATAATATTTCATATATCAAATCATTACCTGAAGAGCAGATTAAAGAACGAATAGAGAACATCAAACCTTTTTTAAAAAAGAATAGAGAAAAATTTTTAAACAGACGAATGCAAGGAAAGTTTTTAGAACTTTTCGTTGACATGATGTACGAATGAGCGTATAATACTATAATGTATGATATTGTTTTTATAAATGATAATACAATCTATGCAGCGACATCTTGGAAACAACTAAAAGAAAAGTATCCAAGAGCAAAATCTGCTGATTCATTAGAACACGCTCAAAAAATGTCTTTTACTAAAATGTTTTGGGTAGTTTGGCCCGATGTTGATATTTGTGATGATTTTAAATTTGATTATCGTGCAGACGAATGGAGCCAAGATTATATACATACCTTTTTAAACGGTACACATCGAGATGGCATTTTACTTGTGCCTAAACGTGCAGATATTTCAGACCGCGAAATACGACATAGATTTTTTATAAACAAAAAAGAAGTAGACATTGTAGCAAGTACACCTAAGCCTTTTAATTTGTATTATATTGATACATGGGAAGAATATGAAAGTGCATTAGAAAACAGTTCAACAGAAATGTTTTGGGCAGTTTCACGTAACTTAAAATACAGTCAATCATACATAAACAACTTTTATTTTAGTCATCATAACAGTTATGATAGAAAGGAAAATCATGCGTTTGTACATGATGTTGATGGAAGGAAACTATACAACGGCGTTTTCTTATGTTCAAAAAATAAACCACTTAACAAAAGACAAATTGACTACAGATTCTTAGTAAATGCAAAGCAGTGGGACGATGTAGTAAGTGGTCCTAGACAATACGATATTTGTACAGTTAATAGCTATGAAGATTATCTTAGTTTTTTAGAAAACGTAGAAACAGAAATGTTTTGGATGATTCCTTCACATGTACATGTACGTGACGACTTTAAATTTGATATGTACTTCAGTCATGATAATGATTATGACAGAAAAATTAATCATGTATTTAAAAACGGTGAATACTACGACGGTATTGTTCTATGCAGTAAATATGCACCTATAAGTGAACGTGAGTTTAAATATAGATTTATTACAAATAAAAAAGAACACGATATAATAGCAAGTGATTCACTTGCATACGATAAAATTGTAGTAAACACATACGAAGAATTTTGTGAACTAAGAAAAAAAGTAAGCACACACTTTTTCTATGTTATACCTAGTGATGTAGATGTAACATGGGACTTCAAATATCATATACCTTATTACGAACGTGATAACATACATGTATTTAAAAACGGCAAGTACCACGACGGTGTTTTTTTAATACACAAAGATAAGACACTTGCACAGCGTGAATTTGACTACAGGTTTTTTGTAAACAAAAAAGAAATTGATATAACTGTTAGTACGCCTAAACCATATGATATAGTATTCATTTCTTATAACGAATCTAATGCAGATGATAACTATACTATGCTTACACAGCGTTTTCCTAGAGCAAAACGCATACATGGTGTTAAAGGCATTCATCAAGCACATATAGAAGCAGCAAAGTTATGTACAACAAATATGTTTTTTGTTGTAGACGGTGATGCACAAGTACTAAATGATTTTAACTTTGATCATCAAGTGCCGAAATGGCAAAGAGATCAAGTGTTTGTTTGGCGTAGTCGTAATCCAATAAATGATTTAGAATACGGTTACGGTGGCGTAAAGTTATTTCCAGTAAAAGAAACACTTAATATGGATGTAACAAAGACTGATATGACAACAAGTATTAGTCCTAAGTTTAATGCGATGGATAGTGTAAGCAATGTAACAGCATTTGACACGGATGCATTTTCAACTTGGAAAAGTGCTTTTAGAGAATGTTGTAAATTATCAAGTAAAACAATACGAGGACAAGTAGATAATGAAACAGAAGAAAGACTTAACACCTGGTGCGAGATGGGAGAGGATACATTGTATGGAAAGTATGCTATTCACGGTGCTCGGAGTGGTCGTGACTACGGTTATGATAATCGCTATAAACCAGATAGCTTAAATTTAATTAATAACTTTGAATGGCTAAAGGAGCAGTTTGATGCAGTTAGTATCTGATATTAGAACTGTTCACATAGAACTTACAGATAAGTGTCAAGCACAGTGTCCGATGTGTGCTAGAAATTATCATGGCGGCGCCACACGTCCGTTTATACGTAACGGTGATATATCTATTGACCAGTTTAAAAAATGGTTTCCTAAATCTTTTTTAGCACAGTTGTATAACTTTTATAGTTGTGGTAATTATGGAGATCCTGCTTTTGCACAAGATTGCTTAGAAATATATTCTTATGTTAGAGAATGTAATCCTACTACACATCTAGGAATACACACCAATGGAGGAATGCGAAATCCTGCTTGGTGGAAACAGCTTGCACAATATAATATTGAAGTTGTGTTTGCGGTTGACGGATTTAAAGGCAAACATGAATTATATCGTAAAAATACAAAGTTTGATAAAGTTATTGAAAACTTAACAGCATTTTGTAATGCTGGCGGAAACGCAAGAGTTGACAGCTTAGTTTTTGCACATAATGAATATGATGTAGACGATCTTGAAAAATATCTTCTAGAACTAGGAGTAAAAAAAGTAAACTTTGTTAGCACCACACGTTTTTACGAAATGACTTCTTATGAAGTTCATGATAATAGCGGCAATGTAGAATACACTATTTCACCTGCACAATCAGAACGTTTTAAACGCACACCTAATAAAAGTTTAATAAATTTAGTAGATAAAGATTATAGAGATGCTGCAATAGAACAAAGTAAGATAGATCCTAAATGCATAACTGATAAAGGAATATATGTTGACCCTTATGGTGATATATTTCCTTGTTGTTGGCTAGGAGGCGATTATTTAGAACAACCTATCGAAGAAAAATTGCCTATACATTATTTAAGAAATTTAAGTGTAGAAAATACTAAAGACATTTTAAGAAAAGTAGGAATACCTAATTGTAAAGATAATGTATTACATTTTGATAGTAACTTATTTGAAAGGCTACCGGATTTTTGGCAAGGTAAAGACAAATGTATGACTTGTGCAAGACAGTGTAGTAAGCTAGTATATGACGACAACAACAAATATTCCGTGGCATAATATTACTGAGTTTGGGCAGAAAACCCTCCTAAAGAGCCATCTTTTTACAGTTTCTTGGATCCTGGCTAGATTTTGTAATTATAACTGCTCTTATTGCTGGCCATACGCTAGATCTAGTACCCCGGACCACCATGATTTAGAAATTTACTTAAACACCCTTGATAGCATCAAAGCACAGGCTCGTGCAAATAACTTCACAGATTTCCACTTCAGTTTCAGTGGCGGCGAGCCTACAGCCTATAAATACTTTGGGGAGATTATAGATCATTACTGTAGTGATACAGCACCCGAGTATCAAAGTATACATATGACTACAAATTTGTCACCAGGAAGTAAATGGTGGAATAGGTGGTTAGATGCAACAAGCACTTTGCAACGTAAAAGTATAACAGCAAGTTTTCACGATGAATTTGCTAGTGAACAAGAGTTTGGAGACAAATGTCTGCAACTTATGAATGGAGGAGTTTATGTTACGATCAATCAAGTTATGGTTCCAGAAAGGTTTGAAGAGCTTTACTTCCGTTTGGAACGATTTGCCTCCAGAGGTATTAATGTCACTCTCAAGCCTCAGTCCAATGATACCGCCACAAGCGTGGTTGGAGGCTATACACATGAACAAGTTCGACTCATGCAAGAAGGATTCCCACAGCAGTGGCAAGGCGAAAAAGTCGCACAAATCGCACTCTACGATGACAAAGGAATAGAGTACGAATTAGATCAAGCAGAACGTTTTAATGCGTTTGGCTTTAACAAGTTTCAAGGGTGGACTTGCAATGCAGGTTACCAAGGAATAGTTATTCGTGAAAACGAAGTTAAACGCAGTTACAGTTGTCATGAAGAGCCTTTGGGCACATTGTCTGAAGGATTTGAAATATTCAAAGAACCACGCAAGTGTGTAACACCTACATGTGTTAGTTCGGCAGATAGTAAATTACCTAAGGTGAAATATGAAAGTTGATATAGAAGACGTTCTGTTTTGGATGGATGCAATTCGCAACAGCGAAGATAGATATCGCACCTTAGAAAGTTTTTGGAAAGGACAAGTTCGCAGTAAAACTTGGCTTGTTGAAGAACTTGAAAAAAATTTACCTCGATATCATAAAGAAAGAACAATAGCAATATATGGAGGATGGAACGGTGTACTGTCTAGCATATTATTCAACAGCAAAATTAATATTGAACATATTACAAGCATAGATATTGATCCTACGTGCGAAGAAATAGCCCGCACAGTAAATAAGCGTCAAGAGATGCTTGGAAGATTTAGTGCAATAACATCAGATATGACAACATACACAACAATGGCAGATGTTGCTATCAATACCAGTTGCGAACACATAACACAAGAACAATACAACCAGTGGTTAAGCAATCAGCCTGATGATGCAGTTATTGTATTACAAAGTAATAATTACTTTGAGCATGAAGAACACATACGCTGTTCAATTGACTTAAATGACTTTACAAAAATGAGCGGCATAAAGCCCTTCTATAGAGGTAGTATGGATACACCTAAGTACGAACGTTTTATGATTATAGGCAAAAAGAAATGAAATGGTACGACAGTGAAGATACACGACTAGGAAAGTTCCAGCGTGATTTAGAATCTAAGTCATCGTGTACTTTCTGTGTGCTTCCTTGGATACATCTTGCTACTCGTCCTAACGGAGATATGCGACTTTGTTGTACTGCTAATGCCAGTGGTGCGGGCGAGGATCACGAAGTAGGACTTGTTAAAGCAGAGGACGGAAAGCCCGCTAATTTCGCACGTACAACGCCCTTAGAAGCGTTTAACAGCGACTATATGAAAAGTGTACGCACAACTATGCTTAATGGTGAAATACCTGCTAGTTGTAAAGGATGCTTTGAAGAAGAAGCACAAGGCATTGTTAGCAAACGCATCTGGGAAACTGCTACATGGATGAACGATGAAGGCGTTGACGTAGAAGAACTTATTGCTCAGACTCAAGAAGACGGAACCGTTCCAGAGCAACTACAATACTTAGACTTGCGACTAGGACACACTTGTAATATCAAGTGCGTAATGTGCAGCCCGCATGACAGTTCAAAGTGGGTAGCAGACTGGCAAAAACTTATTCCTGTGTTACAAGACGAAGATGTAAAACGTCAGATGCGCTGGGACAAAAAAGAGTTCAACAACAAATGGTATGAAAAAGGCAAGTTCTGGGATGAGCTGTATGCACAAGTTCCAAACCTAAAGCAAGTTTACTTTGCTGGTGGTGAGCCGCTTATGATTGCAGAACATAAAAAGTTTTTGGAAGAAATTGTACGTCAAGGATACGAGCAAAACATATTGCTACGTTACAATTCAAACGGTATACTTGTAGACGAAGAACTAATCAAACTGTGGAGCAAGTTTAAGAAAGTCAAGTTTGCTATTTCAATTGACAGTTACAACGAACGTGATGAATACATACGCTTCCCTACAAAGTTTGCAGATGTAGAACGCACACTAAGATTACTAGACGACACGCCTGACAACATACACATAAGCATTGCAACAGCAGTACAAGTGTTCAATATAAAAACTATACCAGAGTTTGTCAAGTGGAAAGTCAACAGCAAATTTAAAAAAGTAAACATAGGACTAATTGACGGCAACGTAATGGGAGGTGGATTAGTAAATGCACACCTTGTACATATACCTACATTCTTAAACATTACCATGTTGCCTGAGGAAGATAAACTAGAAGTGCATCATAGATTTGCAAAACTAAAACAATGGCTGTGGGAAAACTACACACAGGATGATGACTTTTGGCTACATAATCCCAAAGGATGGAGACAGTGGGAAGGTATGTTAAAGTATATGGACAGTCGTGACAGTTCACACTTGCTGCCGGGCTTTAAAGAATATGTAAACAAACTGGATGCAATTAGAGGATTGTGTGCAGCAAAAACTTTTCCAGAGTTAGCACACCTGCTATGAAACTAACACGGATAATAAACACAAGAAGTTACGATGAGCTAGAAATTACATTCTGGCCCACAGACATTTGTAACTTTAATTGTCCCTATTGCTTTCCAGGCAGCACAGATGGCAAATATCGTTATAGTGATGTAGACGTTGCTCTTGACAAGTTTGAAAAGTTATTTGCACAATACAACAAAGCAAAATATCATTTGACTATTGCCGGAGGTGGAGAGCCAACGCTGTGGCCCAAACTAGAATATTTTTGCGAGCGTGTAAAGCAACTAGCAAATGTACGAATAAGTCTAGTAAGCAACGGCAGCAGAACACTACGTTGGTGGAAAGACAATGCAAAGTTTATTGACGAAGCAGTACTCAGTTGTCATGTGCATGATGTAGACATTTCACACTTTGTAGAAGTTGCAGACACACTATATGAAAGCGGCACAGAAGTTCTAGGTATGATGCTTATGGATGCACAAGAATGGAACCGTTGTGTAGACTATGTTAACATAATGCTAAACAGCAGATTGCCTTGGAACGTACAAGCAAAGGAAGTTGTAAGCAGCCCTGGTAGAGATGTTAACAGTTATACACAAGAACAGTTAGCCTATCTAAAAGATCCTATCAAACGCTTTACATTGAGCAAAGACATATCAGAATATAGACACGTAGAAAGTTTAGGCTTTTACGGAGACAAGCAATTTCCTGCAACAGCAAATACACATATAATGAACAAGCAAAACTACTTCAAAGGCTGGAAGTGCAATATGCCACTAGAACGTATTGCTATAGATGCTGGACTAAATGTTAGTGGAAGTTGCGGAGTAAAGTTTGATAAACTAGAACCTGTTGTTTGCCCTAAAGATTGTTGCGACTGTCAACCTGACACACACATTACAAAATCAATGCCAACTAGCAATATCTAAGATTTTTGCATCAGCTTTTTGTGTAAAGTTTATGTATAAATTCTTAACTTTTAAATTTAATCTAGCAACTAAATTTTCTTGCGCAAGTAGTCTGTGTTTTAAAGAATTTTGTGCAACAGTGCCTTCGTAAGAAAATATATTTGATAAATTTACTAATGTTTTTAAATTGGGATCTAAGTAATTTACAATAGATAATTCATTGAGTAAATCTGTATGAACAAAAACATATTCTATACCTTCCTTTCGCGGACAATTTTCTTGCCAATATTTTAATGCTTTTTCGTTATAATCGTAAAATATTACTTTGCCTTTGTCAACTAAGTCTAAATATAATGTACCACTAGCAGGTAAAACTAACTGTTCGTACTTGTCTGTGATTCCTGTTGTCCATTCAGTATTTTCTGTATGTACGTGTTCGTATTTACAGTAATAGCTTTTGTATTCGATTGCTTCCTTTTTCCAATAATAATCTTTTTCGCTTTCTGGATAGTAATGCTTCTTGTTATTTCTAATACTATCATCAAACACTATTACAGGCAAGTTATTTTCAAATGCTAGTCTTAACAAGTTCCATCCATGGCAACGATTTGCATATCGTACCTTGCGAGTGCCTGGCATTACAAATGTAGGTGTATAGTTGTCGTGTATGTTGTCTAAGCTACGTGCAGGTTCTGTCTGGGTGTGTGATGCGTGTAATTCCTTAAACCCCACTGTAGGGCTTTGTAAACGCTTAAAATGTGCCATATTAAGTACATAACACTGATGATGTACTTCATAATACGCATCATACATAGTCCTATCTAGTATGTGTCCTGCTATAAAAAAATCTTTTTTTACAAGTTCTTCTAATGCTTCAAAAAATGCAAATCCATTAATGTATTCAGTACCAGGGCTCATTACAACAGCATAATCAGTGGTTACACTTCTTAATAGCTCATCTTCGTCTTTACCTGTAATAACTTTATAACCTTTTACTAAAAGATTGCTTACTGTAAAGTCAGCAATATTTTTAATAGTTGTTTTTATATACTCGTTTGCATAGTTATCTATATCATCTACAATACAAAATGTAATCATTCTATGTTTACCTTAGTTAACGGAATGTCGGCAGCACAAGTACACCATTTGCGTGTACAAGTTATCCACTCTTCCGGTTGTTTAAAACTGCCGTCATATATGTTACCTAAACTTCCTCCTACTCTACAAGTAGCACGATGAACTTCACCGTCCCAATTAATCATTAAACTTTCAATACCGGCGGCACATTTCCACCCTTCAAATCCATTTAAATTTTCTTTAATAATATCGTTAGCGTGTTTTAAATTATTTTCATCTATTACACAATTTGGAAGCGCAGTTGCGTTAGTATCTAAAATCCATTTTAAATCTTTTTCTTTGTAACGCATATCGTCAAACCAATCATGCTTTTCAGTCCAGCGTATACGTCTTATGACATATGGCATGTTATGTCCGTGAAAACGTGCAACAGCCATTCTCACTTTATCCATATGTTCATGGTGTGCCATTACATTTACTTGAAATGGGATTCGATCTAAGTTTTCATTATGCTGACCAAACAACATAATATTATCCATGGCTCGTTCCCAATGTTCGTTATCAAAATGTAAACTAAACACATAATGATCTACAGGTGCTTCAGCATACCACGTGTAAGGCCTCAATCCGTTAGTGGTTACATTTATCCAGTCTAATCTTTGTCTTGCATGTTTTACAAGTTCTTCAAAGTCAGGATGTATACATGGCTCGCCACCTGTAAAACTTACACGTATAGGCTTGTCTAATTCTGCTAATGCATCTACTGTGTCTAACAAAACTTTTATATTAGTATGCGGACTAAAGTTGTCGTGTATTTCCGCAGGGCAATATGCACAATCTAAGTTGCAACGCTTGCCTAAGTTCCATTCAACCTTAATTGAATTTTGATGAGGCCATTTTGATGTTACTTTGTACATGTTACACCTTTGACTTTATTAAACTTTTTTAAGTCATCTTTTTTAATTTTTTGAGATATATCTGCTACCGGTATCATGCCTAAATTTTTATTTTTAAAATTAAATGATTGTTTTTTAAGCCACAAGTTTATATACATTTTTCTTAGTAAGTATATTGGATAAAAAGTTGTTGGTCCAAACTTAACCATAAAATCTGCGCTATAAAATTGCTGAGGGCGTATTCCGTCTGCTATAGTATCATTATCTTTAAATATGTCAAGAATTGTTTTTCCAACCTGACAATAATTAATATAAACAGTACCAGATGTCCATCTAAATGTAAAGTGCTTCATGTCATCTTCTGTAAGATTAATTATAGGCCTATCTTTAAATGTAACAACTACAGTAGGATGATTTTTTGTTCTAGTTTCTGCTTCTAGTTTGTGTATTAGAACATTAAACTTTTCAATAGCTTCTTGTGCTTCTGTATGAGCATTATTAAAAAACTCAGTACCTTCAATAACTTCGCCACGTAAATCTTCAAAGAACTTGTGCAGGTAGTTTAAATCTCCTTGCATATCAGTACTAGCACTACTAATATATCGATCAATATAAACACCGTGCTGTTTTATTGTATTAATACATTTATTAAGCTCGGGTATAAGGTTTTGTGTACCCCAGTTAGTAAATCTATCTGTTTCGTATAATGGATAATTTTTACAAAGTTCCTCGTACCATTTTTTAGCAATGTTAGTGTCTCTGACTTTAAATGGTATACTAATATCTTCTTTGCCGTTTGTTAATATTAAATTAAACATAGAATTTAAACTCCGGATTCACACTAAAGAAGTCTTGCCCGCGAGTTTTATCTAATGCACGATTAAAGTTTATACAGTCTTGCCAATGTGTGTCGTACATACATTTTGCTTCTAAGAAATTAATATTATCTTGTATTTGTTGTAATGTAACTGTTTTGAGCAACTCGTTTTCTTGTATAACAGCGTAATCAAGAATTTTAATTTGCATATCTTTTAAGTCACTAACAACCTTTTGTTTTAATTCTGGTGGTAGTGTTTGTGCAGACAGTGCCATAGGATAATTTACACGATGTGAATAAAATACAATGCCCATATCATTTAAGAAATAATCTATAACATCACAGATTTGCATTATATTATTTGCTTGTACAGTAAACGCACCTACTACACGACTTACATTAGGAAATTCTTTAAACACCTTGATGTTCTCTTCTATTTCTTCAAACTTGCCATTGCCTCTAATGTATTCATAGACATCGTGTATACCGTCTATGCTTACGTTTACAGCAATTGATTTAAACTTGGGCCAATAGTCATGTATAGTGCGTCCACCTTTTATGCCTAGTGTAGTACCGTTTGTAGCATACTTTATTTCTATATTTTCACCATATGGCGCAAGCATGTCTAGTATTTTATAATGATAAGGATCCATTAATGGCTCGCCACCTGCAAACTCTACACGTCTAAAAAACGGTAGTAGTTTTTCAAAACTATTCCACCAGTTATCACTGTTGTCAAATGGACCTATATACTTGCCTGGTGTATCTGTAAGTTTGTCTATTATTGGAATAAGAATATTATCTTCTTTTTCGTAATATGGTTTTACTTCGTTCCAATCTTTCCAACTTGTGCTGTCTAAAGGATTACACATACGACATTTTAAATTACACAAGTTGTTAAGTTTAATTTCCATAGTAGGAATTTCAAATGGCATTGCATAATCGTCGTCTAGTGCGTCTAGTGCGTTAGGATACAAGTTTATACGTGCTTCTGGTATAACTCCTGCTATATGACGTTGTCGTAAGCTCTGTACACCCTGATCCTCTAAGTCAAAGCAAGGTTTGCATACTTCTGGACGCTCGTCATTTAATACTTGTCTGCGTACTTCACGCATGGTGTCGTTGTTCCATGCTTGTTCTAAAGTTTCGTCTTGTATGTAGCCAATAGGAGCACTGCGGCAGCAAACTTTAATTGCTCCGTCCTCTCGTGTAGCAAGTCCTGTAAAAGGATGCATACAGAATGTACAACTATTCGACTTCACCTAACGCCCACTCCCGTTCTCTACACCAAAAGCATTCTCCGCATATTGGAACAGGGTTACCCGGTGTATATGTTTTATAATTCAAACCTTCAAACTCTCCTTCACAACTACGAGTAATGTCAAACAAATCTAGAATATCGTAATTATAGTATTGTTGTATAATCCAGTCTTTCTTAGTATACACGAAAGGATGCACAATGTCAACTCCCATATGTTTCATATGTAAAGGTAATACACCTTCATCTCGTTCGGGTAATCCGCCGGGTACGTCTTCTGGATTTTTAGTAACAGCAGCATACCATGCATCTAAGTTATAATTATGTATTACCCATTCGTTGTGAGCTCTAAGTATAATTCTATTGCCAGGTTTTACTGCGCCGTATTCATCAGTAATAAAAGTTGTATTAGGTTCTTCCATTTCGGGCGGTATAAAGTTTTCTAAATGTTCTATACGATTAGGAAAATTATACTTAAACCATCTAACAACTTGCTGAGCAACATGACGCTGCCAAGGTCGTGTTTTCCACATTCGTATTTGTGTAGTAAAATAAATGTCTGCATTAGTTTCTTTTAATATAAGATATGCTAGTAAAGCACTGTCTGCTCCGCCGCTTAAACTAATACCTATACGCTTCCACCCAGGATTCAAGAACAAGTTCATGCTTATACTTATTCGTTAAATATCTGTATGCTAGAGAGAACTGAATATACTGTAAAAGTTCCTAAAATTAACGAAGATTTTGAAAATTTTAAAACTACGTTAAATCAGCCAACTGGAGATTTTTTCTACGATCCGTGGGAAATTAAACCAGAGTATAAAGGAACAGTTTGGGAAAAATTGCTTAAGAGCTTGCCTGAGCCTCACGGCGAAGCTCGTGTAATTGTAATGCAACCTGGTACTACTTATATGGCTCATGCTGATATTGATAATCGTTGGCATCTAAATTTACAAAGCGAACAGGCTTATCTAATTAATTTAGTTTCTCAAGATATGCATTTATTAGAAAAAGACGGATACTGGTATTATATGGATGCAGGAAATATACACACTGCGTCAAACTATGGTAGTATTCCTAGAATACAGTTAGTTGTAAGAGAACTATTAACAGCAACAGAAATAGAAGAACTTGCACAAGTTACAATTAAACCGGCAATGCCGCAATATGATTATAGATATAAATTTGACAATATAATTAGCCCATGGCTTAATACTGCTAATAAAGATGGTGTTATAAAAGATTTTGAGGTTGACGGCGAAGTTGTTAAATTTAAAATACCAATTACAGAATTAAGTTTAAAATTGCCAAAGGAGTTTCGCATTGAAGTGGAAACCATATCTTAAACTAAGCGAAGAAGGCAATCCGTGCATGGCTCAACAAACTTACGAGCCTTTAGTTAGTGAAGACGGAAAAACTTTCTGTAAAAATTATGCTTGGCCGAATGATTATCAATATATGGAAACAAAAGATCGTCCGTTATATACTGACGAAGTTGTTGAATGGTTTTGGTTTAATGAACTTACTTATTTAGAGGTCTTTAAAGATAAACCTTACGCACCTGAAGTTACTGATATTGATTATGTTAACAGAAAAATATATCTTAAATGGAATGAGGCAAGTTGTAATCAAATAATTTATAGTGGGCTGCCTTGGCCGCAAAATGTTTGGCGTCAACAAATTAAAGATATTATGCTTGACATTTACAATGAGGGCGTATATAAATTAACAATGTATCCTCACTGTCATTATATAAGCAGTGAAGGAAACATGCGAGCAATTGACTGGTACGGATGTGTACCTGTTGAAGAGCCTTACATCGAAGAAAAATATATGCAAGGCATAATTCATGAAACTGCTCAATTTCGTTTAGAAGAAACAGGTGCAGCGGTAGACAATGTTTTAAATTTAGAGACTATGTTTAAGAGAAGTTTAGGCACTCATGTAAAATGGGGAGACCAAGATATGAGCTACATATACAAGGAAATTTTTAAATGAATATTGTAGTGTTTGGACATAGTATTGGATTAGACGACGGAGTTCAAGAAGATCATTGGACTCGTTATTTAGAAAAAAGACTTAGTACAAATGTAGTTAATAAATGTGTAGCACAATGTAGCGAAGAACGCATTTTGTTTAATTTGAAAAAAACAAAAAATATTGATTTGGCAATAATTATTCATACTCCTCCTTGGGCAATATTTGTTCCAACATGGGACAGAGACATACAAAACGTAGACAAGGATAGTTTTAATAGTAAAGTTGATATTTTAAAATTTTTAGATAGTGCAGGAATTACAGGTACTGAAGAAATAGATGAAGCTGTTGATTGGTATTCCGTAGTATCTAACGGAATGATACAAGAATTGTTTAAACGCTATGGTATTGAATTTGAAGAGATGACTCCTGGTATACAAGAGTTTTTAGATAATGGAAATACTACAATTATTAAACAAGAATTTTTAGAACTAGTTGAAAAGAGTAAAGGAGATGTAGAATACTATAATAGTTTATTTGATGCATTAACTTTATTTAGAAAACATTTATATCATCCGGATTTGGCAATGAATAGATATTACGGAGCTCTAATACAAATTGATCAATATATAACAGCAATGAATATACCGTGTATTCATTTGCTAGATAATCCTGCTTGGTATCCTAAATGGTTTAAATTTACATCAGGTATTGTTGATACAGAATTACAAAAAACAAAACGAGAAACAGGACCTTATTATGTTGGGTATAATAAATCCTGTAATGCATTAAACAAGGAAGGTAACGAACTAATATATAATAAAATAGTTGAATTGGCTGCGGGGGCAGGATTCGAACCTGCATTCACGAGTTAACCGCCCGCTGCTTTACCAACTGTTAGCTACCCCGACTTCCGGAATGGGTCATAAGACTCCGTAGACCGGCATATTATTTATAGAAGGAAAATGAATTGGCAACGTATTTAGGAACAACAGACGGCATCATTGACTGGGATCCTATTGTAGAGATTTGTAAGGATTGTACAACAGGAGACTACAATTCAGTTAAATCAGTTGTTGAACGATCTGAAGGCAATTGGCGTGATAATCCAGAGCTACTAGGAAGGTACCATGAGATTATTAATACCTGGGATGATGCTGGATATAACTTAGAAGAAATTGAATGGTGGGACTATTATCCCGGTGAACATTTTGATATAGAAATACAAAACAAATTTGCAAAAATAGTAAATGCAGAACCGTTAAGAGTTTTTGTAAGTGATGTACGTCCTGGAACAAACGTACCATATCATTGGGACGTTGAAGACAATGAAGAAGAATGGTTAGCACAAGGAGAACTAAAACGCTGGGTTTGCTTTATGGATAAGCCTCGCTGGGGTAGTGTGTTAATATTAGAAGACAAAGCATTTCATAATGTGCCACAAGGTGAAATATGGGAATGGGATAATTACAGAAGTTATCACGCAGGAACAAGTTGCGGTATACATCATCAATATTTGTTTCATTTTTTAGGGAGACCCAAATAATGGTAAGAAGCATTGGAGTATGTAACACAATCAACTGGGATGCAGTAATTAAAGACTGCGAAAATTCAAATCCTGAGTATGTAGGACCTAGTCATAAGCGTGGAGATAATATACCTGGTTTAGATCCTATATTAGACATGTGGGAAGAAGCAGGATATAAAACTGTACACGAAGGTGGAACTGCTGGATGGGATATGTTTATTCCAGGTAAACAATTTGACACAAGCATAGTAGATGCTTGGAACGAACACTACAATTTAGACTGTAAAAATGTTTGGATAAGCAGAGTATGGCCCGGACGGTTTGCTCCTATACATTGGGACGTACACGATGACGAAGAAAACTTACCCGAATGTGCAAGATATCACTCGCATATTGGTAAGCCTCAGTGGGGACATATTTTTATTGTAGACGATAAATGTTTGTATAATAGAACACAAGGTGAAACGTTTAGATGGGAAAATAGAAAATTATGGCATGCAGGAACTAACTGTGGTACAACACCTAAATATATATGGAATGCTTGGTAAGGAGAAAAGATGGAAAAAGTATTATCAGAGATGCCTAGAATATCAGTTTTTACTGATGTACTTACAGATGAAGAATCAGATTACTATGTAAAAAAATACAGTGAACTAGGAATGAATCCTGATGCAGGATTAGAATCACGAGAGCAAACAAATGGGCAAATCACAGAAGAAGTAGAACAGCGTAGTATTAGCTGGGATACTGATAACGAAGATAGAGAGTTTTTTAAAAAACGTCTTGCAGAAACAGTTGGATTTCCGATTGAACATATAGAAGCAGGCGATATTTATAGATATCAACCTGGACAGTATTTTGGTCTGCATCACGACTTTCCTTACACTCCAGAAGAAATTGCATATTATGAAAAAGGTGGTGACAGAAAAGCAACAGGTATTTTTTGGTTAACAGGTGACTTCGAAGGCGGTACTTGTGATTTTCCTGAACTAGATGTATCAGTAAAGCCTGTAAAAAATGGTATGTTTTATTTTGAATATGACTACGAAGATGAAGCAATTAATCAGTCAACTATACACGAAGCAATGCCCATAACAAAGGGAGAAAAATGGATCGCAGCATTTTTTATTGCTAATGGTCCAAGAGTAGAATGAAGTTTTATATAACAGGTAGTACAAAGGGGCTAGGAGAATATCTAGCAAAATATTTTCATTGTAAGAGCTTTAACAAGCCTCTTGCATTGAATGAAGATATTGATTTAATTTGTGATAGTATTGATGAAGGTAGCACTGTTATATTAAATGCACATGCAAGTCAATTAGAGTATGTAGAACGTTTGAAAGATAAGTGTAAACTAGTTGTTATGGGCAGTATTGCAGCAGTAAATTTTGATCCTGAAATGGCAGAATACAGCAAAGAAAAATGGGAACTGGAAAAAAACGTACAACAGTTAGCATTACACAACAAGTATCCTATGTTGTATTTACAGTTAACGAGTAGCAGTTATCGTGATTACCAAATGATTGCAAACAGTATAAAGTTTTGGTTAGAAAATCCAGACATAACTTTTATAGGGTATAATATAAATGACTAAGAAAATAGTAATTACAGGACATACCGGCGGCATTGGTAAAGCAATATATGATAAATTTACAGAAGTAAGTTGTCATGAAATTATAGGTATGAGTCGCAGCAATGGTTATGACATCGAATCAGACTTTGACAAAGTTGTAGAAGAAGCAATTGGTGCAGAAATTTTTATTAACAATGCTTATAGAGACGAACAGCAACTAAAACTGTTTCATGCACTTAAAGATAAAGTTGATATGATGGTTGTTATGGGCAGTGTAAGTAGACATTATCCCGAACTTATTCCTACAGATTATGTGCATGACAAACAAGAACTAGCAGAAGCATGTCGTTTAGAAAGCATCAATCCAAACGGTATTCCTATATTACATTTAGATTTAAGTTTTATCGAAGGCACTGAAATAAACAACAATGACCCTACAGCATTTAAA